GTACAATTTATGCACAGCGCCGTAAAAGCATGAAGATTGCAATTCGTGTTTAGGAAAACCCCTAGAGCCGAAGACTCAAGAGATAAAAAACCTAAAACGAAAATCTTCAGCAACGGGACTGAACTTTAGAAACTTCAATAAAGAAGAAAACAAATGACTGCACCATTTGTCTTTTTAGTAATAGTAAATAAATATATATTCACTAATATATTTTGATTTCGATCCCCAAAATTGAAAACAAAATATATTAGTGTATATATGAAAACTTACTAAAAGGAAAGAAAGTGAGAGAAAATAATTTGGATATATTATATATAACCAGTTAGCACGCGTTTTTGAAAATATGCAAGTATACAAATATGAAATGATAACATGTAAAGAAATATAAAAGTTTATACAAAGTATTTAAACTGAAGAAGGATTATTTACGTAATAATCCAGGGTTGGGCAACAAAGCCACCACAAACAAGTAAAATCGACACCAGCACCAGCATAAGTAGTGATAGTGGCAACTTCAGTAGTAGTGGATGCTACTTGTTGTTTGAATGTGATTTCTAAGAAAGAACACTCAATATTGGTTTGATCAGTGGTGTTGCCATTAATCGCATAAGATGGATCGGTGAAATTAAAATTGACACCACTCATCATTGGTTGACACCAATTTATAGCACCATTAGTGATCGTGTTTGTAAAAGCAGCACCAGCAGTGCCTGATTGATATTGATAGTTCAACCATAAGGCTGTGGCATTACCACCCGATCCACTGTTGATGGAAGATGATATGGAACCTTTACGCTTTGAAGGATTAGTCCAATCTGTTACGCGTGATACACGTACATCACCAACATATGGTGTTAAGTCAGCACATATATTAGCTGAATAATTCACACTACCACGGTATCCACCGTACATCATTGCTATATACGTAATAGGATGTGTGGGCACATATGAAAAATTAGCAATACCGGCAGAAAGTGCCTTAGCAGCAACACTCTGCCCGCTGGGATCAAACCCATACATAGATGGTAAACGACCAAAACTTTTTTCATATCTGATGAAACGAGTGGCTGCGGAAGTACCAACCCATGAAGTATCATACACGCTCATTCTGTGTAGAAGAGTACGAAGAGATGGTACACATTCTCCGAAATTAAGTGCATAACGCTGTGGATGTTGTGATCCAGAATCACCAAATTCTTCTTGTGTAGAATGGATATCAATCTCATCTTTAGCTTGTAAAGCATAAAAAGATGGCGGTGGATTTCCATAACCACTCAATGAAGAACGAGGATTAGCAAATTCCAAATTATCGGCACCATGAACTGATACCAATATGGTAATATTCTGTGGACTCACTGGAGAAACCAGTGGTGTTAGTACAGAAACAATTAACAAACCATTATCAAACATATCATCACTTGGTAATGAATTACCAACTGACCAATTTTCACGCTGAATAGTTCTTGTTCTCAAAAAAGAATAAGCTTGGTGATAAGGGACACGAATAGAAGCTTTATTGTTTTGACCAATATCTAAAATAGTGGTATATACGGTATTCTCAGGTAGAGAAGTTGTACCACCATCACCAAGAGGATCCCAACCAATTTTGAGGCGTCCCTTGTGAAATTTAGTACATACAACTTCGAAATCGAAGATGACATCACCACGCCAGTGTGTAAATAACATACCTACATAGGACATAGGTGTATGATAGATACGTCTAGCAAGCACATTAGCACTAGTATCAAGAATAGGTACGCCTGCAAATAATATTGGTGATACATTAGCATTGAAAATTACTGTATTCATAGTATCACTGGTGCTCCAACCAATTACAGTTAGAGCACTCTTGCGTGTTACAATATTTTGAATACACATTTCATCATCTGCGTTTATACCATGTAACGTAGGATCAATAGATAATTCTTGTTTCGGATCAAGTGTCAATTTATGAATTTGAGCACCAATCTCCGAAGATGCCAAAGAAGGACCAGCATTCGGTATACGAGCTGGGATATCATTTATAACAGGCGTGTTTGTGTAACCAAACATTGCTGCGATATTAGAAACAGCTTTAGCTCCAATCACCGTGGCTCTGGCAAATTTACCTATGACGGGTACATTTGAGAGAGAACCTGCTACTGCTGCAATCGCTGAGGCAGGAGCTGAAATAACACCATCATATTCATCTTTAGCTTGTAGGACAAAACGTGCAGTTGAAGCACAGAGTTCTACATCTTCCAACCAAGCAAAGGTATCAATAGTGATACTTGGTGTGCCCGAGGAAGAAGCCACTCCCAAAATACTAGTGATATAATAATATAGAGCACCCATAGTTTTGGTGTCGGCAGCACTAGTGAGTTTCAACCAATTGTTACATTTGAAAAATGGTAATTCAAGGTGTCCACCAGAGTTGTCTGCAGGATGAATCCATACCCCAGGCAGTTGACTATATGGTACGATCAATGGTAGATCGGATACCGTATTAGTGCGAACCGACGAAGAGCGTGATCCATTATTCGCTGCATTCACATTTGGTTCATAAGCTACACGCATCAAACCAAAATGGAAAGGAGTAGCATTAACCACAAATTTCACGCATAATTTTGCTCTCAGAAAAGCATAATTGTTCAATTTATTTTTTGCTACAGTGTTATTCATAAATAGAAACCATGGTTCTATTTTAGTTCCCAATACACCCGGAAGGTCTGAAGTAGACCAAACACGGGTATCAATAAGAATAGGTCTAGACAAAAATTTAGCCAAAGACGTATTCCTAGTAGCATCGCTAGATGCTATGGGGTTTTTAAGATAATCTGTTGCATCAACATCACCCTCAGAACTATCAACAAAAGTCAACACTTCTGAGGTAAGTGGTGTGGATTCAACAATATCTTGTGATTGTAAAATAAAATCTTTAATACTAAGATAAGGAGCGATTTTACACTCCCAACCTAGAGTGGTATTTTTAGTAACCACTTCAACATTACTCTCATGTACATTCTGAGAGGAGACATTATAAAACTGGAATATAGTATAAAAATATGTAAACATTCACTCTACATATAGTTGGAGACTTTTTAAGTCTCCAGATCCCTGGAGGATCTGTGGAATCTTTCGACCAACTCATCATAAGTTGGTAATGTAGATTCCGTCACATAGAACGCGAAAGGTTCACGCTCCAATAACCCAGAAAAGAAACGGTGTTTCTCCTCAAATTTTTCTCTTCCATAGAAGAAATATTCAGAATTTGCGCTACTAATAACGCTAACCATCTGTTTATAACAATCAATGGTTTTGGATGGTACCCACATAGTGAGTGACTTTATGATGGAGTCTTCTTCTAAAGGACAAACGTAATTCTTTACATCATCATTCCAAATCCACTTTCTTTTTAAAAAAGAACAATCATCAATACTAATAAATGGAGTAGACTCTGATTCTTTATCTGCCATTGTATATTCAACGCCAATTGTAGCTAGCGTGTCTCTAATAGCAGTGTGATTAAACCAATCAGTTTTTCTACTAACACCCATGATATTATCATCGCCATAAGTAAATAAATGTACATTCTCTTTAAAAGAACGTACTTCACGGTTTGGATTTTGAGACATATAACAATATCTCATATACAATGAATTCACAATAGAGTTAATAATGACTGTCAGAGGGTGACCAGAAGGGTTAGTTCCAAAGAATTCTACAAGATCACCATTAATGTTACTTAATGGAAACGCAATATCATTACCAATACACATTAAAACACGGCATTCTTGTTCAGAGAACCCTGCTCGTTTATATATATTAGATATAATTTCGAATGCGGCTAGTATAAAATCAGACAACATTCTTTTATCAAACTTACCATAATCACCAGCGACGATACGATCTGTTCCAAATTCAGTCAAATATGAGTAGATTGTACCCCACTCTGAGGATTGACAGACAGTACCAGGTCCTGCTTCGAAAATAAATTTATTCTTCTGCAATAATCTTACAAAAGATAACATCTTTTTCCTTACAACAATACTCCAAGGTAAACTAGATCCTGTAAAAAGTCTGGTCTTTTTAATTTCCACTTTTTTAAGTGGAGTGGCTTCATCTTTAAGATGACCACTAAATATTGGGAAAAATCTTTTTCCTTCATTATAAGTTTTTTCTATTGTTTCAACCATAGACCAAATTTCGGGACCAAATGTTATACCCTCGGGGTATTTTTCACATATATCAGGTACAATATATTTCTTCTTGGTACAATTCCATGGGAAACCCATGGATGTGTTCGTAGTTAATCTGTCAATATACATAACACCTGGTAAACCATTAACAGCTGCCTTATTGGAAAGAGTTACTAATTCACCCTCCCAACCAATAGGCAATCCGTTGATTATGTCATCAGTGAAACTTTTGGTACATTCTGTTAATATACTTTTTTGATAATTGGCAAATGGTTTGACCATCTCAACGATGTTTTTTCTCCATGGCTCCCACCCTGACATGCAGGGTTGACCATATTCAACTTCCTTATTGTAGTGTTGTAAGAATTCCTCCTGTAGAGGTGTTGCACAAACACTACTACGAGGTCGTGGACGAAATCCAGCAAATGAACCATACACATTTGCTGTTCCCTGCTCTAAATATCTAAAGATACTCTTATGGTGGGGTACAGTAAGTGTATGTTTGGCATCAGCACATTCCAAAATAGGTGCACCTCCGCCTTGCACAACTGGACGTTGGGTAATGCAACTTTGCTTAGCCAAGTTATCGACTTCAGCTAAAGATAATTTTAAAATACCTGCATTATGATTGATACCTAAAATATGGAAACCAATAATAATAGGTCCACGAGGTGTTATAGAAACACACAAGGAACCACACTGACCTACTTCAGTTATAGCAGAGCTATGACCAAAATATATATCAAATTGACCTCTCAATTCTTCAACTGGAGTCTTCCTTAATAAATTTAAAGCAAAAATAGAATTCTTCGAAAGTGTGCCATCCTCATTTCTAATAAGTTCAACAGCACTAGATGGTACCACATCAGATGTAGCCCACCAAGTTGTTATATCCTTAAATGGGGGTAAACAATTGACTTCAAATAAACATAAATCAGTTTTAGTATCAAAAGCTATATCTTCCCTATTTATTAATAATTTAATATTAGGATTGATACCTGTTGCACCGGGTCTTTGGATTATGGTAACCTCATATCTGGAAGCTGCTTTATTAAAAGCATGACCATTGGTGATACATTGCTGACCACGGATAAAGGTTGCACGTAAAACTCGTGTGGCATTTAGACCAATACCTTTAATACGTAATACTACACAATTTTTATCAAACAAATCACGCACACCGTCTTCAGTAATACCAGCCATGCTGGCTGAGGCCCGGGGCACGTCAAAAGTAGTAAGTTCTATGGTTGGATTATACCAAACATTAGATCGTTCTTCTTTTTTCAGTTGATCTTCCGTAGTTTGTAGTATATTACCCTGCAATACAGGAGTCTGTGGTGGTTCATCTTTCATTTTATAAATGTAAGAGGAATTTTCCCACGAACTTGTTTCAACTATAAAAGTTTTACCCGTATTTTCTACCTTCTCTTCTTCTTTTTTATTCTGGCGTTGTGCCATATAAAAATAAGCAGCAAAGGAGGCACTCATTAAAGTAATGCATAAAACAGCGCGTTTCAACCTTGGATCTTGATATATTTCACCAAGGTGACCAAAGAAACGCAGAGCTGTCTCATCTGTGGCAGCATAATTGATAAGCATACATGCATATCTACGCGTCACTTGATAATAAGCCACGTAGCGCAAAATTTTTAGAACCCAAGTGAATTCTATAAATTTTGTCATAAACCATACGATTGTGCTAACACCCCAAGTTATGGTGCGTGATTGTAGAACCATGCATTCATCATGAGGTAACGGTAGCATACATTGCTTGCATACGGAAACCGAGAGCATATCATTATTTTTCAACATAGATTTTTTCTGATTTTCAGCATGTTCTTTACATGCTTTACCAAAAAATTGTAAAAATTTGTTGATATCTGTAAAGGTGGCTACCTCTTTCAAAGCAGCATCTTCACGGTGACCATCAAAAACGGGTTTGATTTCTTGGACAGTAATGTTCCAAAAATCAGGAAATTTACCATCTTCAGTTTCCAATTTCTGAGAATCAATGAATACGTTATTAGAATGTAAAAATTCTTTTTTTGGTTTAATTGTTACAACAAATGGTAAACGTCGGCGTACAGCTAAAGGACACCAAAAGTATTCTTTAGCATTTAGTGTACTACAATTGCTCGTAGCTACGACTAATTTGGCCAACACGGGTGTTTTCCCCTTATCTTCTAAGGAAGCTTGGGGGGGTACGTATGGAACATTATTAACAACATTAAGTAAATCTTGCAATGTTGAATCAACATCGGTGCATTTAGTGGGATTGCGAAAAGCAATATCATCCAACTGAATACACCATTTACTAGTGTCGAAGTTGCTCCAATATTCATCCATGGGGTTACGTACATATCGATATTGATCATCCCTATCTAAATCAAACAAACCACCAAAATAATTAAAAAGAACTTTGGTGAAAGCAGATTTAGCTATGCTTGATGAACCATAGACAAGCACACCCATAGGCGCGGCTCGTTCCTGCTGTGCAGCCTGACGTGTTATTTCAGTATTAAGTAACAAATTTAAACTTGCAACTTTACGCTTAATAAGTGTACAATCTACACCAGCAGTGGAACTTGTATATTTAGCATAAGCTTCACCACGCTCAATAGCATCTTTAAGATTAGCCACGAACGTGAAATATGAGGTACCATGAGCGGAAAGATTCCCAACAAATGGTGCCAGACCAAGGATTCTATCGGATTCCTTAGCCCATTTGTAATATTCATCACTAGAATGTATGAATGTAGATATGTCACCAGTGACACGCCATTCACATATTTTTTCGCAAATAAACAATACAGTATCGAAAACGCACATGAAGAAAGCTTTCTTTGAAGAGAAAGCTGATAACAGTGCGCGTTGTTCTATCTTGGAATAATCTTCATCATTGAGTGTTAAACCAAAGCATTTCAGGAAACCTTGTGTTAGAAGAAATGAGTATAAACTCACTAATTTCTTCATCAAGGGTGATTCCGTAACGCGGGAAGTGGCGTCAAAAGCACCACGTAAAATTTTGATAGTTTCATGGAAATCTATCGCTTGTACTTCACTTTCAAACAATGAAGCTATTTTCTTTGATATAAGCAAAGAAATGGGTTTTCCAGTAAATAACCGGTAAGCAAGCTGGGTCATGGCTACATAATCAGCGATGCCTGTGCATCGTCGTGACCAATGAATGAGCTGAGTAAAGTTCTCAGCTTGGTACATCAACCATTCTTGTTCAGGTTTCATAAAAAGATTATCGGCGGTCTGCACCGCCTTCTTAAGCATACTTATTACATGAAAAGAGTCATCATGAACTAAATCATTAGACTGAACAACAAATAAATTTTTATTTTTATTTTCTTTTTTAAGAAGCTGAAGCTCCAAAACACTACTATACGACATACAATTAAACTCATTAAACACGTATTCGATATCATGATGATATCGATTATTATTAACATTAAAAAACGAATAAGATACAGGGGTTAAGTTTTTATTTGATTCGTAGCTCAACATAGCGTCATGGACATATGTGACTTGTTTCTATATCAGTGTGTCCCTTAACATACATAGGGGATAACATCAACAGTGTAGGAATTAAATCGTCTACAAAGATAGAAAATATTCTTTTTTAAAGATCAACTCAGAGGTGTGGGTTTCATCATTAAGTTATAAATAACAGTTCGTCGTTATTATCTTAAAGTGAGACCAGACACATGGAAGTCTATTATTATAAAAATAATTCTACAAGATGCGTAAAACAAGGAGGGTTGGTAACCCACAACATACATTTGAAATTCATATAAGAGAGCAAACGCGCACGTCGCATTCTCTTATATATCTGTCATGGTCAAAGTATTCATAAAACCAGATTGCTAAAGATCAACAAGTGATCAGTGTTTGTGAAGGAAAAATTCCTTCAGAACGCATTCCCTTGTGAGGAAGGTCAGGAAATACCTGACATTTAAACATAAAAGGGGGGGTTTGATATTTTAGTGATTATCAACACACTATTTGATTGGACCATAGTTGGACAATTTTTAACCCAAAATTATAGGGAACAAGAGGTGGTGTACTTTGTTCTAGTTCGTGTAATTACAGTACAATGACCAGGGGCGGTACCACGAGGGCCCTTTGCATAGTGACGGCATGCATACGCACGTGCCTATACTAAAGGTAATCTTGTTCGAGTAATCATCGCACAATGTAAGAGGCGGTACCATAAAGGCCCAGTTGCATTAAGACGGTGCGGTATACGCTCGTGCCAAGACTAGGCTTTAGGTTAGAAGTAAGCACTACTTCCTGAAGGATGTGTAAAACACATCCATCTTTCATAAAACGTGAATAAATTTGCTTGTTAAACAAATT